AGTGGCATCGCCATTGGTGACGGCAACATTGTTAGCAAAGGTCGCGGCATCAATTTTTCCGAAAATTGCCATTGTTGTCCTCTACGATTGAGTTTCCTAGATATTATTTATAAAAACAAGAGAGGGACCCCGTAGGATCCCCCGTTGCTATCACTCTTCTTCTCTTGCCTTGATTGCTTTTTCAACTACGGCAAGGAGTTGATCATCCATATCTGTCTTTGTAAGGGTGACCGCTTTCTTAAGGATCACGAGACAGAGATCGATTAGTTTTTCTCCGAGATCTTCGTTATCGGGAATCGCGGCAACAGCATCTTTTACGATCTTTGACGCGAGAGGTAGTAGGAATGCTAACATAATTTAACCTGTGGATAGGGAACCTATCCTATATAGGCTCAATTATGCATATGACCTTCTGCTACTACGATCTCAAGATCTTCTACAGCAATGTGCTCGAAGATTTGCCCTGACTCGGTAACGATGTCATAGTGTGAGACATAGTGGGTGTTACCCTCTGCATCTGCCTCTTCCATTTCGATCAGAGTGTGACGCTCAGGAATGGTGCTGCAAAGACCATAGTCTGCGTGCTCAACGTACTTGGCACAGATGTGAGTCTTCTTGCCCATTGCCTTAGCAACAGTCTTACGACGATTCAGAAGGTACTTGTCGGACTTGTCGTGGTCACCGTCATTGTCGATGTCCTTGTCCTCTTTCCCTACAGCGTCAAGTTTCTTTTTGGATGCTTCTTTCAGCGTTTCCAGTTCTGCCTGAAGAAGTTGGCGAATAGTTTCCTTCATTAGATCTTGCTTTTTAGGGTTGATAACTACTTTAGTTTTTTTCTCGCTTAGGTCCATAATCATTTACCAAAGTTAGGGAATGCTTTTTTGAACACTTCGGATGCCTCTTTGTGCTTACCTTGGTTGGTAAGTTCCTTGGACTTCGCGAGTGCAGCAGACTTTGCTTTCTGCTCTGGAGTCTTTTCCTCAGTCATACCGAGACGCTGACGCCAGTCGCTTTCCTCACCCATACGCTTTGCCACTTTGTCTGCTCCACCAGATACGGCACGGGCAGTCTTGCCGACTACCTTTTTGATTCCACGCTTGATTGCGCTACCTGCACGACGCAGGAGAGACTTCTTCCTAGACGTACCCCCAGAACCTGAGGATGAACCACCACTGCTGCTACCGCCACCACCAGAAGTGGTTGTGGTTGTAGTTGTGGTTGTAGAACTAGAAGAAGAGGAACCACCGCTGGAGGATGATCCACCAGATGAAGACTTCGACTGACCACCCGAAGAACGGATCTTGTCGAGGAGTGCTTCACCCTTCTTGCGAGTCTCAGCGTCCTTATCAGAGGACGAAGAGCTAGCGGGTTTTGCCTTGGGCTTACTGCTGGACAGTGCTTCACGCTTTGCTTTGATGCGTGCTGCTTGATACGATCCAACTGCGTGACCTGCTGCCTTACCTGCAGCGCCGATTGCCTTCTTGGCACCCGACTTAACTGCTGACTTAGCACCAGAACCAACTTTCTTTGCTGCATCTCCTGCTGCCGATGCTGCTTTCTTAGCACCAGACTTGAGAGCAGAACCGACTGCCTTAGCAGCCTTCTTGACCTTAGCAACTCTCAGTGCACGACGACCAGCACGTGCTTCAGGAGTCTTAGATGCTGCCTTAGATGCCTTAACAGCAGAATCGTAATAGTCCTCAGTGAGAAGTTCCATATCAGTGAAGGTCTCACAAGCTTCTTGGAGAAGTTCTTCACTATCCAGGTCAACCAATGCTTCGATGATCAGATCTTGCAGATCGAGATCAGTCAGCAGATCGAAATCTTCGTTGAGTTCATCTGCCAGATCCCACATCCACTCTTCGGATTCCTTGACGCAGTTCGGAACTTCTTTTCCGTTCTTCATCTTGGTACCCTTAGCAACGTACCCGTCCCAGCACTTACCAGCGCCGACGTTCTCACGTGCTTTCTTGAGACCTTCATCAATCTCTTTCTTACCGCTTTCGGGACCCTGTGCATTGGGCATACCCTTTTTCTTTCTAGCAACACCGTTCTTAAAGTCTGAAGGATAAGTTGCCTCATCAATTTCAGTCTCTTCCTTGTAGTTGCTACGTGCTTTGATGTCTGCCATCTTGCTGAAACGCTCACGCTCCTTCTGAGAAGAGATTGCGCTTACGATCTTGCCAGACTTATCCTGTGCTTTGGAACCTGCCTTAGTAGACAGTCCTTTGCTAAGTGCATCGCGACTCAGGTTACCTGCTCTACGATACATTGCAGTTTCTTTTTTCTTGTCGATGGGCTTGTAACCCTCTTCGACTTCAGTCTCTTCTACGTTAAGAGTCTTGGGATAGTCCTTATCCCCAGGCTTAGCAGGACGCTCGCCGCGCTTACGCTTAGCGTGAATGTTAGCCCAGAGACCTTTCTTCTCCTCCAGGTTCTCTCCAGCTTCTTCTGCTTCAAATGAATTGACCAGCGCACCTTTGCCATACTGTTTGATAATCGACTGGCGGACCATATCATATGCCTTCTTAGACGCTGCACGCGACTTTTCAGGGTCATTCTTCTTTGCTCCTCTGTTAGGGGAAGCACTAGATCCGTAACGTTGGTTTCCACCAACACCGCCTCTTTCCATACGACGATCTTTCAAGCGATCGCTTTCTTCTTCCTTAATAACCTCTTCGGTCTTAGGGGATGCGTCGGATGCTTTTGCACTGATGGTACGTTGGGTTGCAGTGACAGGTCCCTCAGTGGTTTGCTTTTCCTTGACGCTATCAATCTTTCCAGAAGCAGCACTAGGTTTCGCTTTGATGGTTGCCATATTCTTGTTCTCAAGAATGATGTCGGCAATTTCAATAAGGCGATCGCTTTCGAGCTTCGACTCGATATAAGCGTGCACCTCTTGAACATCCTCCATATTGTGCTCAGCAAATTCAACAACGTACGTGACGCGCTGAACATCTTTAGGAGAATACTTTAATAGTTTCGCAGCGTAATTCAGGTCCATCTCTAGGCTTCTTTTGATAATACTATTTAGACTTGCGGAAGTCGCTAAACTTTTTGAGCGACTGCCCAGGCGTCATTGCCTGTACTGCTTGACGATAAGTGTCAGTACCGACTTTCCAATCGTTACCACTACCATCATCAGCAGAATGATGCTTTTCGTTTTCAACTACTTCGTGGAGGTGCTGCAACCAGCAGCGGAATCTCCATCCGTGTTGATCTTCAAAGATTGCGTAGTTAGTTCCTCTGTAAACCACAGTACCCTGAACACCTGTATCCAGATGTTCGACGAGTGTTCCCAGAGCAAAAACTTCCTTAGCAATGTATGCTTCCCTGAGACCTTCCTGATCTAACTTAGGAGCAATTTGCCAAAGTTCGGTGACAGTTTCTTCCTCTTCTCTGACACCCATACCTTTACGTACAGCATTCATAAGATTGTTTGCCATCTGCTCATTCCCACCAGGAATACCCTTAGCAAATTCTTTGAGGTTACCCTCAGCAGCGAACGCACGCATCTTAGATGCAGACATACCCTCAACACCTTCGGCATCAGGATCACGTTCACCTGCTGATTCAACCTTCAACTCCTCAAAGTTATACGCTGTACCGTTGTACTTGTTGAGGAGATTACTAAACTCGGCAACACGATCGCTGCCGACAACCATAGTGACAGAGGAATAACCCTCTTCGTTTAGTGCAGCGAGTACGTTAAAGATGTTTCCCTTTTCAGAGTCGTTAACGATTGCATCCTTATGAGCAGGATACATCTCTTGCATAAACTTGATTTTTTCCTTCGGTTCTAGCGGGTTCTTCTTCGGATCAACCGATCGTGATGGGTAGATTCGATAGTCACCCTCTGCAACTGAGGATACTCGGTCGAGGAGTTTCTCGTGACCGATAGTAGGAGGGTTAAACCTCCCAAAAGTAATAGCGATAGTACCAAGATCTTCTGTAGTAGAGTTTGCTTCATCTTCCGCTGCTCCTTCTTCAGCGTTCGCCTGTGCTTGTGCTGCTTCATCAGGAGAGACTCCCACAAGACGCTGACCACCCTCAGATTTAGCGACGATAGTACCGCTTCTATCTGCGTAGTAACCGTGTCCGACGTGTGTTAGACCTCTCTTTGCTGCTGCTTCACCAGCGACAGTACGTGCTTCCGAAATAAAACTAGCGAATTTCATTGATGTATTCGTTGGTTTCCCTTATATATTTATTAACCCCAGTTCTTCTCTACTGTGAAGTTGGCGCGGGAGAACTCCAAGCGGTCAACTAATTTGAGAGTAGAACCAGATGTGATAGCGACAAAACCTTCAGGTGCAGTGACCCGATAACCACTATCTGTCTTTATATAGGTGCCGATCGACTGGACTCTTTCGAGTTGACGAACGACCAGAGTCTTTGCTGCAGTGAGATTCATATAAGAAGCAACAGTCATATAGATTGCACGACTATTGATACGGATAAACTTGATACCGTTTTCCTTGATCTTCTTATACTTCTCTTGAGTCTTTGCTTGCTTCTTAGTGGCGATCTCTTTGTCAAGTGCATCGCTGTAGAACTTCTCGAACCCAGCAGCAACCTTCTGAGTATTCACGAATGATGCACCTCTGCGGATATAGGAGTTGAAGTACACCTTGAACATTGCAGACAAGAGGAACTTACCATCACCAGTATCCTTGAGAATGTCCAGGAAAGTAGATGCCTGCTTAAGGGATCCTTCTGCTTTGTTTACAGCGTTATTGTAGTTAGCAAGTTGAACTGGATTGAACTTAGAAACACCACTGGCATCTTTGAAGTCGGATGAGAATACCATCAGACCAGGAATGTTCTGCATCTTAGAGACATCCACACCAAAAGAAGGAGTCATATCACGAAGACGTGGACCACCGCTGTAGGAAGTGTGGAAGACAATGCCCAGTTTTGCAGCACGTACCTTGTTACCAAGATCACTATCAGCAGGGACAGCATAGGTGATGGTGTTTGGTTGAAAAGAGATTACACGATCACCGTTGATGATTCTGGTCTGCTTGTCATCAGTGAATAGCAAGTCACCTTGGATGACATTCTGAATGTTCAGTTTGGGAAGAAGTTTCAGGCAAGTCTTGAGTTTCTTAGCAAGATCGCCACTGTAATATGCATCAACATCAGCGTCTTCAAAGCAAGTCTTGGGTAGTTGAGCGAACACACCCTTAGTTCCAACAAAGAACTTACCAGACATAGGGTCCTTACCACAGATCACAGCAGGAGCACCGTCCCACTTGGTCGTGATTCTCACATTGGACTTGGGTTCAGACAACATCTTACCCAGTTCTCTCAGGAATGCGATAGCGTTCTTACCACCTGCAGACCCCTGGTTCAGGATGTCATCTTCGAGGTGTTCGAGGTGAGTGTTTTGCTTTGCCATACCAGTATTATAACCCCTCAAGCGCGTACGTCAAAGCGGAAGGCGACACTTGATATACCGTCCCTTGACTTGGCACGGATGTCGATCTTGGTTTTACCAACCATCTTCCTGATGTATGCGTCATCGATGGGTCCAAAGACCGATGGTGACAGCATATGTGTTGCAACAGCGTCCTTGTTATTCTTGAAATAATTCTTACCTGTCAGTGTCTCTTCAATCAGACAGTATAAGAATGCTGGATCACTCTCCAGATATGCAAATAGATCATTGATGAGTTGCGGTTTGTTTCTTGCCAACCAAACCTTGTAGTTCTTATCTTGACGGATCTTACCAGTGTGGTCTACCAGATCTTTTACAATGTTTGGTTTTCTTTCAGTTGCTTTGGCAAGGTTCTTCTCAACCAGAAGTTTTGTTGGTGTGGCAGCAATATCAGTGATCAACTTAGAAAGACCAGCACCACGTTGACCAGGACACATAGCAGCAGTTGCTGCCATAGCACGTGCAGTGCTAGGACCTTCTGCACTAGACAACTGAATAGGACCCTTCATCTTGACAGAACAACGTACTGCATTCTGGTTACCTACCTTGAATACAACGTCAGTCTTTGGTTCAGGATCTCCTTCAATACCCAACTCATCACTATGGTATGCCTTTGACAGGAGTCTTGGATTGGATGCCTCTACTTTATCTACACACGCCTTTGCTTGTGCACCAACTGCACCATCATATGCTTTTAGATTTGAATGCTTCTTTGCCCTAGCATCAATCTCACTATATGGTACGCCAGCACGGACTAGCGATTCATATACGATCGCCCACTCTAGTTGTACGCCTCTGCCCTGTGCCATTAGATTATGGTGTTTTACCTACTATTTAGAAGGTACCTGGTCGCTTGTATAAGTTCATAGCGAAACACCGACGAGGTGCACTGGTAACTGGAACTTCGTGCAGCATCTTAGCATCAAAGATTAGAAGTTGTCTCTCTGCTGGATAGTATGGAGAGTTGCCCTCAAAAATAATTGGCGATGACCCCTCATCTAATCTGAGGTATCCAACTGCAGCAAAATCTGCTGGGAAATGGTTGTGTGGTTTTACATAATCACCAGAAGAATAATCTGCACCCCAGCAATTACGTACATCAAATTCTAGATCAGTGGTGCCATCATTCAATCCACCATAACATCTTCCACCTGTGTTATACACTAAGTTGGAAATCATCTTACAACACTGTACAGCAAAAGATTGACAGATAGGAAGTGGCAAGTTGGTATCAGTTTGAGTACCAACTATATTAGAAGAAATAGGTTGTGCCCTATCTCCCTCCATCCATCTGTCAATCGCTTGATTTGCTTCATTTATACAATCCTGTGAGAGAATAAACTCAAACACAGGACTACCATTACCAACAAAAACAGTCACATTGATTGTTTTACTTTGTCTACAACATTATCTATGATGTCAACATCAATCCCCATAAATGGGGGGATGATGCCCATCATTCTCAATAGTCCATCTAGAAACAATGCTAGGGTGATGAACCCTAGAATCATACTGATCAGTGACGCAGTGCGATTGTGCTTTGCCATAGCAGCATCAATCATAAACTGCACTTCATCCTTTGATACAGACATTTGCATTGGGGGTAAGGTTAACGATCACCCTCCTCACGTTCCTCAGAACGTACAACTGTAAACTCTCCCTCAGGATAGCGGGCAGCAAGTTTAACGGTGTTGCGGAAGATGACTTCTTCAAACCGAAGATTCAATGCCATACACGCTTGAGCAGCGTACCACATCACATCTCCAAGTTCTGTCATCAAGTGGTCACGTACATCTTCGTTCCATTCTTTACCTTGAAACTTGATTTTCTTGACCAGTTCCATAAACTCACCGCTCTCTGCTACGAGACCAGAGGCAGCAGTATCAAGACGTTCAATTTTACAACCTGCGTTGTGAAGTTCAGCATACCTTTCCAGCAAC